TGTAGAAAATCACATGGAAGATGGTATGACTAAGATGCAGGCAATCTCTCAAGTCTGTAAGGACTGGTCGTTGGCAAGAGAACAAGTAAATGACCTACTAAAAGTCCATGAGAGAAACCAAAATGAAAGCGAAACTTACGATAATCTAGGAGACATAGCATGAGCGTAAATTATACAGAAGAACAAGTCGAAGTAATGAAGGCGTGGTATACTGCTAATCCAACTCGTGAGACAGTAGAAAAACTAAGTATGGAACTTAACAAAAGTATAAAATCTATAATAGGAAAGCTATCACGAGAGGGTGTATATCAAAAGACTGTCTACAAGACCAAGACTGGCGAAGACCCCATAACTAAAAGAGAACTTGTGGAAGACATAGCATTTATGTTGAACATAAGTCATCAAGACATAGCGGGGTTGGAAAAATCCCCTAAGACTGATTTAAAAGTATTAGTCGCTACACTTAAAACAGGGCATGAAAATGACAAAGATGGGCTAAGAATACAAGTTATGGAGGAACTATGAGTGCTTGGGCAAAGAGATGGGTAAAGGTATTTCCCAACAATGAGAAGCTAGCAAAGATTATATCCAAGCGTGGACAATACTTTCAAGTGGCTGGAGAGCCAAGAGTGTTGAAGGCTTTGGGAAACAAAGTCGGACTCACATTAGTAGACCGCGACGGGTATAAATTCACCACAGAGTCTAAAAACGCAAGACTTATCACAGATGCACCTCGCTAAAACTCATAGCGGGGTCGCTCCCACCTAAGTAGTAAAACTAAGTTATAAAACTAAGAGAAAATTATAACTACTACGCATAAAATTTCACATAAGTATAACAATTTATTGATTAAAAATACGAAAAACTTTCGGAAAATTTGGACGAATTTGTAGTAATTGTTGGATATGGTTGGAAGTTCAATATGACTTTAGTTGGTTTTCTTTAGAAGAATGATGATTGACAAAAGTCATATCGTGGTCTCTCTCGCTACTATACACGACTTCGAAGGTAAGCTCTTCCACTTCGTTCCAGAGCTCTGCTTCACACGAAGTGTGTATAAGCGAGATTCCGAGGAGTGATGATAAGTTGTTGTTTGTCGTAGTCAATCATCTTATTTAATGATAATATTATACCATACTTTTACCAAAAACACAAGAGTTGTTTTTCATAGGTATCGTGACGCTGAGTTCCTATGCATGAGTTGGATAATAAAATATTTTATTTTTCTGATGTGTAGTTGAAAAATGAAGTTATGGAAATCGTCTTGCCTTCCTTCGTGCCTCTTTTTCTCGTTCAATTTCTGCCTTTCTTTCCTTTTGATTGCGTCTTCGCGCAGCATTTTTTAACCTTTGTCTTTTCGTGCTTGGCTTTTCATAATGCTCACGCTTACGAACCTCAAGAATAACTCCTGCTTTTTCAACTTTTCTTTTGAATATGCGAAGGGCTCTATGAAGAGGCATATTTTTACAATCAATCGATGGCATTATCCCTCTTAGTTTGGAATGTCCAGCCTCGTTTTCGTAAGTAAGAAACTTGGCTAGTGATGGAGGACATACTACGCCCAGGGAATAACCACTGAAGCTTAGTGGCGTCGACTGTGTTATAAACTTTCTTAAGTCTTGCCCGTTCTGTATCTGTCCATTGTTTATTTTTCATACGAGTATTATATCAAAATGAAAACCAAAAGTCAAGATTTATTTTTCAACACCTACAAAAATAATTCTTGACTTGGCGCTGAAAATTTAGTATAATATATCTATGAATGAAATAGATTTAGCATATTTAATTTGGCTAGCTATCTCTTGCTATGGGGCATACTGGTATGGAAAGCAAGATGGTATTTCAGTTACGCTGGATTATTTAAAAGAAACCAAACAAATAGATTTTGAGGACTGACCCCAAAAATAGTTCTTGACATTTTGGTTCAAGTTTGGTATAATTAATATATCAAGTGGGTAATCATGTCTGCTTGATATATTTGGCGTATCTACCGAGTAGGAGATACAAGATGTTTAACAAATCGTGAACATTTGGAGGAAAAATTATGACGATTGATTTTAGCAAAATTTGGCTAGGTATGGAAAACGACTGGTATTTGAAAAACACAGATACTTCATACCCTAGATATAACATAGTCGAAAACACCAAGCACGGAAACTTTCGAGTAGAAGTTGCAGTGCCAGGCTGGCAACAAGAAGAACTAGAACTAATTCATGATAAGACTGAATTAGTTGTAAGAGGGAAAAAAGAATTAAAACTTACCAATGATGAGCATTTTGTTCACCAAGGATTAAGTCTAAAGTCTTTTGAACGAAAGTTCATTATTAATGCCGACATTCAAGTAGACAATGTCGAATTAGCAAATGGCTTATTGACAATCGCCTTGTCAAGAACTCCAGATTCCACACGAAAGATTTTGGAGATTAATGGTGGAAAGAATAGCACATAAGCTAAGACAAGGTGTAGGTAAGATAGACGGGCAACAAACAGTTGAAATAGTAGGACTTGTAGGAGTCTTTCTTTTCATGTATCTGGCAATGATGCCGCTGTATTAATAATACTATGCTAAGAATTAGTGATAAAGCACTAAAAACTTTACGAAGTCGAATCGCCTCAGAGCAAGTCTGGGGCGTTCGCATAAGTATAGTTCCTGCAGGCTGCACAGGTTATGAATATAAACTTCAGTATGAGGACTGCCCAAGTGCGACAGACACAGTATATCACGAGTGCGTTGCTATAGATAGTTTAACATTATCAACAACCCCAGATATTGAAATCGAGTGGGTTGAGAAGGATTTACAAAAGTATTTCCTTATTAAAACCCCATCTGAAATAAATAGATGTGGGTGTGGAGAAAGTTTTTCATTATGATAGAATATAAAACAAGTAGCGAGGGTTTAGCCCTTATTAAAAAATTTGAAGGATTAGAATTAAATGCTTACAAATGCCCTGCAGGAGTATGGACTATAGGATATGGTCATACCAAAGGAGTGCAAGAAGGCATGGTAATCTCAGAAGAAACTGCTAATAAAATGTTAGTAGAAGAACTAGAAGAGTATGAAAACTATGTAAAAAGTATGGTTCACTGCTCTTTATCACAACACCAGTTTGATGCCCTAGTATCATGGGTATACAATCTCGGCTCTACAAATCTAAAAAATTCAACCTTATTAAAAGTATTAAACGATTGGAAACATGAAGAAGCTCCAGCTCAAATGAAGAGGTGGAATAAAGCAGGTGGAAAAGTTTTAGAGGGGCTTGTTCGAAGAAGAGAGGCTGAAGCACTCTTATTCATGGGAGAGCCTTGGGAAAATGTCTAAAATAAAAATTTCACAAGAACTTATGATGGCAGCAGCGGCACATGCAGCTGAGCGAGGAATGTCGCTTGAGGAGTATGTGCAAGAATTTGTAGAAAAAATGCAACAGCAACAAAAGAAAAAGAAGTATAAAGACGAAGGACCAAAGTATGAAGGTCCTTGGGGCAAAGATTTAGGATTAAAATGAAAGAAAAAATAAAAGAAATTTGGACAACAGTAAAAGAAAAACACGAAGAATACTGGCTATGGCAAAAAGAATGGTTTGGTTGGTCAGACTATGAAATGATGTGGTATGCCTTTTTGAAGGGCATATTTGTAGTAATTATTCTTTGGTGGATTTTCTGATGTTTACATACGAAGATAGAATTAAAAGAATAATTGGTCATCAACTAGATAGAGACTTTGATATGATTAGTCCTGAATTTAATTTAGTCAATGACCTAGGTGCGGATTCGTTAGATATTGTAGAATTAGTTATGTGCCTTGAAGAAGAGTTTGACATAGAAATATTAGATGATGAAGCAGAAACATTAGAAACAGTAGGAGATATAATTGAATTCATTGAAGAAATGGTCGATTAAACTATGGAACTACTTAATTGAAGTATGGACATGGTTTTATAGACTATTTGTAAAAGAGTATCGGCTTACAGTAAGTTATAATAATACTTGGGGCGACTCAGATGACAAAGAATACATAGTGCGAAAATTTTATAATCGCAAAGAAAAATATCTGCGTTTCAAAACTTCCGATGGCGACATAGTAGAAATACGAGGGGCAGACGGATTAAATTATAGGATAGAAGCATTATGAACCAATTTTTAATAGGTATAATAATAGTTCTTGGAATAGGTGGATATTGGCTTTATCAAGAAAACACCACACTCAAAGAAAATAATAGTAAACTTGAGGGAGCAGTAGCTATGCAAGAAGAAACCATAGCTACCTTGCAAAACGATTTTACTTTACAAACAGAACAGTTGCAATCAATGACAGTTAAAAGTCAAGCAGCACAAAGAGAACTTAATAGATATACACAGTTTATTCAAAACTATGAATTAACTGCAAAGATATTAGCAGACCCAGTAAAAATGGAGAGGAAAATAAACAATGGAACAAAACACGCATTTGAAGACATCGAGAAACTTAGCGATACTGTTGACAATCTCGATGATGGCTTGCAGTTGCAGCCTAATCCCAACTAAACAAATAGAGGTTACTGCAAAACCAATCGAGAGGACAATAGTTCAACCTGTTATGCCTCGTGAAATTGATTTGAAAGAACCAATGTGGATTGTCGTTACTCCTGATAACTGGGAAGAACAACTTGCAAGAATAGAAGAACAAGAAGGTGAACTTGTATTTTTAGCCATGACAATACCAGACTATGAAGTTATGGCATACAACATGCAAGAACTAAAAAGATATATTACTGAACTGAAAGATGTAGTAGTATATTATCGCAAAGTCACAACAGAAAATGTTAGCAATAATTAAAGAGTATTTTGCTATGCAGAAAGCTAGTAAATGGTTTG